TATATAATGTTGACATATATACCATAATATTATAGAGTATATATATAAGTTAATAACGACTTATATAAAAACTTAAATAGGAGCAAGAAAATGGATAGAAAAGTAGAGTTATATCATACAGCATTTGAAGATAAACCAATTCATGTTGCAAACTGGGAGTTTTCAGATAAAGAATATGGCGATAAAAGTGATAGTTATATAGCAGAGAGAGTTTACTATAGTTCACAAAATATTGATGAAAGTTGGTCAAAAGAAGCACTTGGCAAAGAGTATCGTTCTACATCTGTTGGTGATTACATAAAAATTAATGGTGTTACATATTATGTTGCAGACATAGGTTTCACAAAAACACCTGTCAACAAACATGGAGAAGAAATAAAATAAATTAACAGGGGGTAGAAATACCCCCATTAACATAAAGGAGCAGTAAACATGAATAGTGATTTTAATTTGCCATTTAGTATGTGGTTTCAAGTCAGAACAAGTCTTGTAAGAGGTTACAAGGATTTAATTAAAATAAAAAAAATACTAGCAGAAAGAGGTATTGATGAAAATGGCTTGTATGGAGAAAAATGGAAAGTCTTCAATAAGTATAAGCATTTAACTATAGAATATTTAGAAAAAACCATAAAGAGAATAGAATCGCAAGGTTATAATGAATTTAATGATCCAGAGCTAGTTGAACTTGCTCAAAAATATGGAGAAAAACTGCTAGAGGTTAGAAAACAGATACTATACTAAAATGGAGAAATGATATGATACACAAAGACAAACATGATGAAGAATATATGACAGGCTTAGAAGTTGTGGCAAGTACAATTTTATTTGCTATGATCTTAGGAGCTGGTTGGTTATTTTTGCTAATAACTTATTAAATTTTTCTTGCTAAAGATTGGGTGTGAAGTTTGCTAATTCTTTGCACCTTTTTTTTTGCTTGTAATTAATGCACAAGTATTGTTATCATAAAGGAACTTTTACTTGACAAGGAATTTGAGTTATGCCAGATGAACATTCAGAAATAGTAAATGATGTTTTAGACCTTGAATGTGAATATAAGCAAATTGAAGCAGAAGAAGATGGGAGCTTTGAAGGCTATGCTTCTGTATTCAACAATAAAGATTTAGGAAATGATGTTATTAAGCAAGGTGCATTTGCTAAATCAATCTACGATAAGAAGCCACGTCAAATCAAGCTATTATACCAGCATAAGACAGATGAGCCTATTGGTGTGGTGGATAGCCTTATGGAAGATAAGAGAGGTCTTAAAATCAAAGGTAGATTAGCTATGGGTACACAAAAAGGTAGAGAAGTATATGAGCTAATGAAGATGGGAGCTTTAGATTCTATGTCTATTGGTTATAAGCTCAAGCCCGAAGATTACAAATACAGCGAAAAACTAAAGAAAAGAACGATCACAAATTTAGATTTGATGGAAGTGTCAATGGTTACATTTCCAATGAATCCAAAAGCTAAAATTACCAAAGTAAAATTAGCTGAAATGAATGTAAGAGAGATAGAACATTACTTGCGTGATGTGGGCTTAATGTCTAGTTCTGTTGCAAAACAAAGTGCCAATATATTATATAAATCATTTAACCCAGAGTTAAATGAACAGCGAGATGTTGTGGATAGTATTAAGCATTTAATTGAAACGATTAAACATTAAGGGAGTTTATTATGAGTGATGAAATGAAATCTGTAATAGACAATCTGGGTACAGCTTTTGAAGAATTTAAAGGTGAAAACTCAAAACGTCTTGAAGAGATTGAAAAGAAAGGCTCTGCTGATCCTCTACTTGTAGAAAAAGTTGATAAGATGGCTGATGACATGTCAAAAATGGCAGAAACCAGACAGAAACTAGAGTTACAAGAAAAGAGCTTAGCAGAAGCTCAAGCTAAAATTGAGAGTTTAGAAACAGTTTTAGCTAGACCAGAAACAGGCAACAGCACGAAAGATGTTGATTTACAAATCAAAGCATTTGGATCAATGTTAAGAGTTGGCAAGGAGAACATGGACGAAATAGAAAGGAAAGCTCTATATGAATCAGACGATACATTAGGCGGTTTCTATGCTCCAGCAGAATATGTAGCAGACTTAATTAAAGGTGTTACAGAGATTTCTCCTATTCGTTCTATTGCTAGAGTTAGAACAACATCAAATAGGGGTATTGAGATTCCTAAAAGAACAGGTCAATTCTCTGCTTCTTTTGTTGCAGAAACAGGCACTAGGTCAGAAACAACAGGCTATCAAACAGGTCTTATGCAAATAGACGCACATGAGCTATATGCTTTGGTTGATATTTCACAAGCCATGTTAGAAGATTCTGCTTTTGATTTAGAAGCTGAAATGTCAGAAGAATTTGGTACACAGTTTGCGAAAGCAGAAGGTACTGCATTTGTTTCTGGAAATAGTGTTGGTAGACCGCAAGGATTCACAGATTCATCTGCTGGAGTTAGTTCAACTAATTCTGGAAGTGGAACTGCTTTGACTGCAAATGGTTTACTTGATCTTATGTACGATATTAAATCTGACTATATGGCAAATGCAACTTTTGTGATGAACAGAGGTACATTTGGAGCTGTATTGAAATTAGAAGATACCGAAGGTCAGAAAATATTTGTGAACAGCATGAGTTATGTTGGTGGTGCACCTAATACTATTTTAGGAAAGCCATACATTTTAGCCGAAGATATGGCAGATGTAGCTGGTTCAGCTAAGCCTATAGCTTATGGAGATTTCTCAAGAGCTTACACTATTGTTGACAGAGTTAATTTATCCGTTATGCGTGATCCTTTTTCTCAAGCAACAAGTGGAAATATACGTTATGTCGCCAGACGTAGAGTTGGTGGTGCTGTAGTTTTAGCGGAAGCTATTAGACTACAAAACATTTCTGCGTAAGGGAGATTATTATGAGAGATATTTCAAATAGAACTAAAGCAGTTACTTGTCAAGACGCAAAAGTATTTACAGCAGATTCAGATGGAACTACTGTTGATACACAGGGTTTTGAATCAGTAATGTTTATAGTTAACTCTGGTATTGAAGGCGATACATTATCTGGGAGTGTGAAGTTTGACTTTATACTTCAAGATTCTACAGACGATTCTACATTTTCAGCAGTTACAAGCTCAACAGCAGTAACAGAGGGAAGTGTTGATAGCTCTGGTATCTTTTTAACACTAGACGCAAATGGCGAAACACCGCAAACCAGTCAAATTGGTTATATCGGTGGCAACAGATATGTGAGAGTTAAGATAGACGCAACAGGAACTCACTCAAACGGCACACCTATAAGTGTTCAAGCTGTCTTGGGTAATCCTATTGATTCTACAGACGCATAATATCTGATAAGTTTGTGGGGAGTGGTTTTGATTGCTCATTGTCTGCTCCTCACTCTTAGTCAACATGGAGATTAATATGAAGATAAAAATGTTAAGAGATGTAAAAGGCTCTAGTAATGAATCTGGAAATGCAACCAGAGTTTACAAAAACAATGAGATCATTGATTGTGATAAACAATGGAAGGTAGATTTAGCGAATAACTTTATGTCTGATAATTCAGCAATAGAAGTTAAAGTTGACGAGCCAAAAGAAACTAAAGCCAAGACTAAAACAAAGAAAAAAGCAACCAAGAAAAAAGCTACAAAGTCTAAAGGATAATCACTATGGCTAGAACGATTGGTAGCACATTCTCTAGTCAATTATCTAGCAGTCAAACTAGACCTTTCTATGCAGTAGAGTTTTTCTACACGCAAAACTTACGAATCTGGACAGGTTATGGAGATTTTTCTATATTAGGTCAAACATATTCTGGTTTAGGTAATTTAATATCAATAAGTCAAGTTCAAGAATCAGCAGAAACCAAAGCAAATGGAATTAAAATATCTGCTAGTGGTTTGAATGCAGATGTTCTTGCAAGTGCATTGACGCAAACACAGCAAGGTGTAGTAGTAAATGTTTATTTTGGAGTACTGACAACCACAAGTAATGCTCTTGCTATTGTAGATGATCCATACCAAATATTCTCTGGGTTTGTAGATACAGTTCAGATATTAGAGCAAGGAGATACATCAACTATATCATTTGATATTGAAAGTAAACTTATTTCATTAGAACGACCATTAGATTTCAGATATACAGATCAAGACCAGAAACATTTTTTTCCAAACGATCAAGGTTTAGAATTTGTTGATGATTTACAAGATAAAGAAATAATTTGGGGTGGTGGGACAAAATGATTAATGTATATCCAATTATAAAGCTATACAAAGAATTTGATAGGTATAAAGATAATTCAGATGATGAAATACTTGCACATATATATCCATCATTACAACTTAATCAATATAAAATTCACAAAGAAAATGGAAGAATATATGGCTTTTCTAATTGGGCTTTTTTAGATGAATTAGAAGAAGAATATTTGTTGAAAACAAATAAAGTATATCAAGAAGCATGGAACTCTGGTGATATTGTTTGGCATATGGATATAGTTGCTAGAAAGAATGTAAAAGAAATTATGGATTGGACTAAGCAATATTTTACGCAGTTACTTGGGTGTAATCAGAAAGTTAAGTGGCTAAGAATACATAATGATAAGATAATACCTAAAGAAATAACAACTAAAAGGCATTTTGTGTAATGGGATTTGTAGTTGACGCAGTTAAAAGTGTAGCACAAACAAAAATTGGTCAAATGGCAATAGGCTATTTTACTGGGGGAGCTTTTGGTAGCTTTCTTGTAAACTTAGCTGTATCAGCAGTTTTGTCTAAGGTTTTAGCAAAAAAACCTAAAGCAAATTATTCAGCACAATTACAATCAAGAACTGAAATGATCAAACAGCCGATCATTCCAAGAGATACAGTTTATGGAGAAACAAAAAAATCTGGTGGAATATTGTTTATGGAATCCACAAATAACAATCAAGATTTACATATCATTGTTCAAATGGCTTCCCATGAAATTCAATCTATTGATAAAGTTTACTTTGGAGAAGATGAACTTACTCTAGCGAGTGCTGGGACAGATAGTAATGGAGTAACGCAATTCAAGGTTACTGCTCCAAGCAAGTATGCGACAGAATCAAGATTTACAACCAAAACAAGAACTCTTGTAGTTTCAGAATATACGACTATGCCTTTTAATAGACAGTTACCTTTTGGTGGTAATGCGGTTGAGAATGGGGAAGGTATTCAAAAAGGAGTAACATCAATAACTTTGGTATCAGATGTAGCATTTACAATAGCAACAACAGATACACTTAATATTAATGGTGTTGAATATGGGATTTCTTCTGGCGGAAGTTCGTCTGCTTCTGGATCACGACACACTTTAGCAGTAACCATTTCAGAAGGATTAAGAACAGATGTTAGGGCAACATCAATATTTCAGCAAACACCAAGCGGTCAAATTAGAATAACACCATTTAACAACTTAAATACACCAAAGCCTTTTCTAGCTGGAACATCTACTGAAACAAATTTTGCTATAGTAGCAACGCAAACATTTCAAGATTCATCTGAATTAACTGTAAGAATAAAGCAACATTTAGGAAGTGATACTCAACAGGCAGACGCAGATTTAGTTTCAGAAGTTTCTCAATGGACTACTTCTCATATGTTATCTGGTATTGCTTATCTTTATGTAAGGTTAAAATATGACGCAGATGTCTTTCCAAATGGTATACCAAATATAAGTGCAGAGATAAAAGGCAAGAAAGTATTAGATTTTAGAACAGGATCAACCGCATTTTCTAAAAATCCAGCATTAATTTTATACGATTATTTATCTGACACAAGATTTGGGTTATCAGTACCAACAACGCAAATAGACACAACTTCATTTACTACAGTTGCAAATATTTGTGATGAGGATATAACCCTTGCTGGTGGCGGTACAGAAAATAGATATGAAGCAAACGGAATTGTTTTTTCTAATGTAGAGCCAATGACAGCTATAGATGAAATTACAGGCTCTATGCTTGGAATATTAAGCTATTCAAATGGAAAGTTTATACTTGCTGGTGGTAAATATATTGCTCCTTCAATTACTCTTAATGAAGATGATTTTAGAGGTGGTATTACTATTCAAACAAAACAATCCAGAAGAAACTTGTTTAATACAGTCAAAGGTATATTTACAAGTCCAGAAAGTAATTGGCAACCATCTGATTATCCAATGGTAACTTCTAGCACATTTGTAAGTGAAGATAATGATGAAACCATATTTGGTAATATTGATTTGCCTTTTACTATATCTTCAACAATGGCTCAAAGGATCGCTAAAGTTGTGCTATTTAAAAACAGGCAACAAATGGTCATAAAAGCACCAATGAAATTATCAGCTTTTACTTTACAAGTTGGAGATACAGTAACAATTAATAATACTAGACTTGGCTTTAGTTCTAAAATATTCCAAGTTGCAGATTGGACTTTTGTATCAGATGAAACAGATGTAGGTATAGATTTAATATTACAAGAAACATCTTCAAGTGTGTTTGACTGGGACGCAGAAGAATCAGAGTTTATTTCTGATAATACAATCTTACCAACTGCGGAAACAGTATCAGCTCCATCTATAGAGTTGAGTGATATTATGAGAGCATATTCTGGGGTGGTATCTACTATTCTTGTTATTAAAGTGGCTTCTAGTCAAGGCACAACTAATGAGATAGAAGTTGAATATAGGAACACCTCTACAGACACAGAGTATACTAGTTTAGGCAGAGCAAAAACTGTTGGCACAACTATGAAGTTTGAAATTAAAGATGTAGAAGATGGTCAAACTTATGAAGTCAGAGCAAGATCAATCAATGCTTTTAACGTTGCTTCTTCTTTTACATCAAATAATCACGAAGTAGTAGGAAAGACAGCTCCACCAGCAGATGTCGCAGATTTTGCTGTTAATATTGTTAATAATTTAGCTGTCTGTTCTTGGACTGCAAATAGCGAGTTAGATTTATCACATTATGTTATTAGACATACTCCAGTAACATCAAGCCCTGTTTATGCTGGTGCTAGTATTGTTGCTGATAATATATCTATGGCGACAAATGTAATATCTTTACCAGCTCAAACAGGAACATACATGATAAAAGCTGTTGATGTTTTGGGAATAACTTCTGTTACTTCTACTAAAAAAGCAGTAATAAGAAATCAAATTGCAGATGACTTTAACGCAGTAGCAACAACAACAGAATCTACAGGATTTGCTGGTACAAAAACAGACTTAGAAGTTGTTACAAGAGATGGCACAAATTTTTTACAGATATTATTAGGAGAATTATTTGACGATCATACAGGAAACTTTGATTCTGCTTTAGGAAACTTTGATGATGGTGGAGAAGTAGCAAACAATCTTGATGGTATTTATGAGTTTAGTTCAAATCCTATTGATCTTGGAGCTATATATAATTCATATGTTACAACCTCAATGACCAGCAGTAGATTCAATGCAAACAGCCTGTTTGACAGCTTTGAAGGGCTATTTGACAGCCAAGAGGGTAATTTTGATGGTAGTTATACTGAATTTGATGATGTAGACGCAAAAATCCAAATATCAACCTCTAACGACAATTCCACTTATACTGATTATCAAGATTATGTGCTTGGAAATTATAAAGCTAGATACATAAAATTAAGAGCAAAACTTACTACAACTAATGCAGATTCCACACCAGCCATATCAGCTTTATCAGCAAGTATAGATATGCCAGACCGAACTGTTGCTGTAGCAAACACCGCTTCCACGACTGCCTCTGGCGGAAAAGCTATAACATTTTCTCCAGCATTCAAAGAATTGCAAGGTCTTAGTATAAGTGCAAGTAATTTAGCAACAGGCGATTTTTATGAGTTAAGCTCAAAATCAGAAACAGGCTTTACTATAAAATTTAAAAATAGTAGCGGATCAGTTGTTGATAGAACATTTGATTTTGTGGCAAAAGGTTTTGGGTTTTTAGAGAGTAGTTAATTTAAAATTTATATGATAATCTAAGTATTATTTTAAGGGAGTAAAAAATGAGCCAGAATGATTTTACCATAGCAAACCAGACCTTTCCGAATACAAGGGCTGACATAAATTCAGCATTACAAGCATTGGCAAGTACAAGTTCTGGGAGTTCTGCTCCATCAACTACTTTTGCAAATCAACTTTTCTATAATACTTCAAGCAATTTATTACAAATCAGAAATGAAGATAATGACGCATTTATTACAATAGCAGAGTTAGATCAGACAAACGATACTGTAGAATATTTTAAATCTGATTCAGTAAGAACAGCATTGATTGAATTTACAGATGGAGATGACGCACTTACCATAGCAGATGGTGGAGCTTTGACGACTGCTGGTAACTTATCTATTGGTGGCTCAAACAATGAATTAAGATTTTATGAAGGTGCAAACTTTGTTGGCTTTGAAGCTCCAGCTTTATCTGGCGATCAGATATTTGTTTTACCAAGTGCAGATGGCTCTGCTAATCAAGCATTGGTTACAGATGGCTCTGGAAATTTATCTTTTGCAACAGCAAGTTCAGTTATTAGACCTAATGTAAGACCACTTATTATAAATGGTAATATGGCAGTATCTCAAAGAGGAACATCTTTAACAGGACAAACTGGTACTGCTTTTCAAATGGATAGATTTGGATTTCAAATGGACACTTTTGGTACATGGACTATGACACAAGCTGATGATAGTCCAACAGGCTCTGGTTTTGCTCATGCTTTAAAATGGGATTGCACAACCGCAGATACAAGTTTAGGTGCTGGTCATTTTGGGCTTTGTCATTACAGAATAGAAGGGCAAGATTTACAGCTATTAAAAAAAGGAACCAGTTCTGCTGAAAAAGTAACGATTGCTTTTTATGTGAAGTCAGCTAAAACAGGCACATATATTTTAGAATTGTTTGATAATGATAACTCAAGACAGATTTCAAAATCATATACTATTAATTCTGCAAATACATGGGAGCAAAAGGTAATCGTATTTGAAGGCGATACATCTGGAGTGTTAGATAACGACAATAATCTTAGTTTAGCTATATCTTGGTGGCTTGGAGCTGGTAGCACCTATTCTGGTGGAACATTAAATACATCTTGGGCTTCTAATACAAATGCGAATAGGGCAGTTGGTGTTGTTAATTTAGCAGATAGCACTTCAAATGATTGGTTTTTAACAGGAGTGCAAATGGAAGTGGGCGAATATACAGCAAGTACCTTGCCACCATTTCAACATGAAGATTTTAAAACAAATATTGATAGGTGTACCAGATATTACCAGATTTCAAAATCTCCAAACAATACAGGAGTAGGTCAAGGTTTTTCATCTGATGGAACAGGTAGAGGTGCAACTTTTGTGCCATTTTTTCCAATGAGAACAACTCCAACGATTACAACTTCTGCTGTTAGTACATTTAAGTTCCAGCAAGGGGTTACAACATCTGGTAATGGCACAGGTTTTATTGTGAAATCAATGCAAAACAATGGCTCTAATTATAATGAGCTATATGGTACAGGTTGGTTTTTTGTTCATCTTGATATATCAGTATCTGGTATGGCACAAGATGGTAGATTCTGTCGTGGAGTTGCTAATGGGGACGCATTTGTTGAGTGTTCATCAGAATTGTAAGGAGATAATATGGCTATAATATACAAAAAGGTTAAATATCCACCAGAAATAGAAAGTGGTGCAGTAAGAACAGATTATATTTGCAAGGTAGTTACAGATGATTCTGACAATGTTGTATCAGATTCTTGGATTCCAACTTCAACATATAATAGAGATTACCTTGAATATCAAGAATGGGTAGCAGATGGCAACACTATACAGGAAGCAGACTAATGGCTGGATTAAAAGTACATACAGCAGAAACAGCTTACGCAGTAACCCAAACTGAAATAAAAGCATGGAATAAAATTGATTCAAGTGATGATGATACTGTAGTGGCTCTGATAGAAAGAGCTGTTCATAATTGGGCTAAAGAATATACCAATAGGACATTAACAACAGTTACTTATCAATTATTCATTGACGCAATCTATGATGTTGATATCCCTTTGCAAGAAGGCATGTATGTTGGCATTGACAGAAACATTAGCACCAAAAACATTTTGTTACCAAAAAGTCCTGTAACAAGTGTAACACATATTAAATCTTTTGATGACGCAGATACAGAAACCACATTTGCGAGTTCAAATTATTACTTAGATAATGTAAGTGTTCCAGCAAAAATAGTCCTTAGAAAAGGCAAAAGTTATCCAACAAGTTTAAGGGTAGCTAATGGCTTAGAGATTCAATATGTGGCTGGTTACGGAGCAACTACAGCTATACCATATGACATAAAATCAGCATGTTTAGAATATTCAGCTTATTTATTTGAACATAGAGGAGATTTGCTAGATGGCAAAAGAGTATTAGCTCCAACATCTGCAACACAACTGTTACAGCCGTATAGGATTAAATCTTTATCTGTAAATCCATATAGAGGTCAATCTCAATATGTAGGGCAAATGGGTGCGTAATGATAGGCGAAATGAGAAACCGAATTGTTATCCAATCTCTTGGAACATCTACTGATTCTGGTGGTGGTCAATCAGCTTCTTTTTCAACAGCAAATACAGTATGGGCTAAAGTAGAAAACTTATCTGGTACTGAAAGCTCTTTTGGAGATCAAATACAAGACAGAGCAAATTACCGATTCACTATCAGATTTATTTCTTCTTTAACAGCAAAACATAGAATCAGCTACAACTCAAAACTATTTAATATTCAGCATGTGGCTTCTGTATTAGAAGGCAAAGAAAGATATCAGATTATTGACGCAGAGGAAGGTGTGGCAACATAATGGCGATCAAAGTACAAGTTAAATCTAAAATAGCAAAAAAGACTGATAAAGCTGTAGATATGTATAGGCAAAAATCAAGTATATATCTTAATAATGTGGCAAATCAGTTTAAAAATATTACCAGTAAAGCTATGAGAGCTTCAACAGGTGGCAGAGTGTATGTTGTTACAAAATCTGGAAAGACACATACCGCTTCTATCAAAGGCAATCCACCAGCAAAAAATACAGGAAATTTAATCAGAAGTCTTTATGTTGAAAGAGCAACACCTCAAAAACTTGTTGCTCAATTAATAACCGAACAAAAATATGCAAAATTTTTAGAAGATAAAACAGGGCTTGACAGACCTTTTATGAGTAAAAGATCAGCACCATATAAAGATACAGTAAAGTTTGCTGAAAAAAAGTTTAAAGATATTTCTATAGGGGATTTAAAAATAACATGAGCTTTCATTCATTTGACTTACAAACAATATTATACTCAACCTTAAATGGCGACAGCACTTTAGATGGTATTGTTGGTAATAACAAAATATTTGATAATGTGCCACAAGATACAAGTTATCCATATGTTGCAATAGGTGATATTACCGCTATTAACAGAGGAACAAAAACTTTAGATGGTAATGAATATGTTTTGGATATAGATGTTTGGAGTACATACAGAGGAAAAAAAGAAATATCAGACGCATTAGAAAGAATTTATGAGTTACTACACGACACCACATATTCTGTATCTGGTGCAAATATGGTAGTAAGTCAAGTTAGGAACACAGTTACCATTGTAGAAAATGATGGAATTACTAGACATGGGGTGCTAACATTATCGGTGATTGTGTATGATAGTTAATTTTAATGGAGATAAATTATGGCAGTACAAAAGGGAAGTGCGTTACTTGTCAAGATAGGAAATGCTGGTAGTCCAGAAACATTCACAACTGTTGCTGGTCTAAGAGATACTTCTATTACAATGAACGCAGAAACAATAGACGTTACAAATAAAGATTCGTCAAAAGTCAGAACATTATTAGCAGACGCAGGAACTCAAAGTTTTAGTATATCTGGCTCTGGGGTGTTTACTGATTCAGCAAGTGAAGCAAGTGTACGAACAGCTTTTTCTGCAACAACATTCAGTAATTTTCAATTACTTGTACCAGACTTTGCAACCTTCACAGGTGCATTTCAAGTAACAAGTATTGAGTATGCTGGAAGTTTTAATGGAGAAGTAACTTACTCAATGTCTTTTGAATCGGCTGGTGCGATCACATTTGCTACAGTTTAATTAGGAGATAATTATGTCTTGGGAACTTAAAGCTATTGAGATAGGCTCTAAGAAATTAGACGCACAAGTCAACATTGGAGAGAACAATGTTGAAATTGAAATACCTTATTACAAGGGATTCAAAGATACAGATGTAATCAAAATTGACAAGAAATCTTACACAATCAACTTTGCTAAGAATCTTGGTGATAGAGATGAAGTAATTGTTATTTTAACTAATACGGAGAAAAACAATGAGCATAAACAAGCTAAAAGCGGAAAAGCTACTTCAGTTTAATGATACCGAATATAAGGCACGAATGAGCCTTGATACGATCATAAGGATAGAACAAGCATTAAATTGCAGTATTTTGAAGCTAGGTAACAAGTTGGCACAGGCAGATATTACTATGTCAGAAATAATATCTATTGTAACTTTAGCTATTAGAGCTGGTGGAAATAATATACAAGAGAAAGATGTTAAAGGATTGATCGCAGAGATTGGCTTGTTAGAAGCTATTAAAATAGCTGGTGAGTTGGTAACTCTGGCTTTGAATGTTGATGACGATACAGATGACGAAAAAAAAAGTCCAGTAGAAGAATAGACGAAGAAGCTGAACTGCCATACCAAAGATGGATTGAAGTTTGTATTGGTATGATCGGTATTAATCCAGCAGTATTTTGGGATATGAGCATTACCGAAATAACTCTAGCGATAAAAGGATTTAGTGAGTTCAATGGTGGCAATAAAGATAAACCAATGGGCAAAGATGAGTTAAACGAACTAATGGAGTTATATCCTGACAGGTAGGTAATGGCAACTGAACTAGACAAACTGGTAGTCAAGATTGAAGCAGATTTATCTGACTTGAAAAAAAAGATGAATCAAGCCAATAAAGTTGTTGGCAATTCATCTAAAAAAATGAGTGCTGGTCTTAACAATCTTTCTAAAAGTCTTGCAAAAGTAACAGCAACAGCAACAAAAGTAGGTGCGGTTCTGGGTGTTGCTTTTGGAGCTGTATTTGTAAAAGGTGTTATAGATACAGGAATCCAAATTGAAAATCTACAAATACGATTAAAAGCACTTTTTGGCACAGCAGAAGAAGGCGAAAGGGCTTTTGAAGCTATGTTATCTTTTGCTGGTAAAGTGCCATTCACACTTGGCGAAATACAACAGGCTTCTGGAAACTTAGCTGTTGTGGCTAATGACGCAGATGAATTGGCTAAAGTTTTGGAGATAACTGGTAACGTAGCTTCTGTAACAGGTCTTGATTTTCAACAAACAGCAGAACAAATACAAAGATCATTTTCTGGTGGAATTGCTAGTGCAGATGTATTTAGAGAAAGAGGAGTAAGAGATTTACTTGGATTCTCTGCTGGAGCAACAGTATCAGCCGAAGAAACTAGGGAAGCATTTGAAAGGGTATTTGGTAGAGGTGGCACATTTGGAAATGTAACAGATGAACTTGCCAACACTTTAACTGGTACAATTTCAATGATAAAAGATAAATTTATGCAATTCCAAATCGCAGTAAGTGAATCTTTTTTTGAAGAACTTAAAATGCAATTTGGCGATTTAAATGCTTTTTTAGATGACAACCAAGAAAGAATTAAGGAAATCGGCAGAACATTAGGCGAAACATTGGCAAAATTTACAAGATTTCTTGTAGATAATATTCAAGGTATCAAAGACTTTTTTACAGCTTTGGCTGGTATAGCTGTTATAAATGCTATTGCTAGATTAGGTGCTAGTATAACCACACTTACTACTATAATGTTGGCAAATCCATTGTTTATGATAATGACAGGAATTGCTTTAGGTGGTATTGCAATACATCAATTAACAAAAGAAGTCTTAGAATTTGTTGGAGCTAACGACAAACTTAAAGAAAGCCTAGAAGCCCAGAACAAAGAATTTAATAGAGTAAAAGAAGCTAGGAAAAAATTTAATGATGACGCAAAACTAGCTATAGAAAATATTAAAAAACAAAATCAAGCTAGAGCAGAAGAACTTGAAAAGTTAAAAGAGAAATTTAAACTTCAAGCTCAAATCAAAAAAATTCAAATGGACAGAGATGCACAAGAAAGAGGAGAAGCATTTGATTTAGAAATGGAACAACTTGAGAAAGTCAATCAAGTTTTTGAAGATATTGGTAAAAATATATCAACTGCATTTGGTGAGGCTGTTGTAAGTGGTAAAGATTTTAAAGACAGCATGGTTGATATTTTTCAAAGTGTTTTACAGCAAGTTGTTGCTTTAATATTTCAGTTGGCTGTCATTGAGCCAATTTTAAAAAGAATTAAAGAAACAATGACTGCTTCTTCTTTAGGTGGTGGCAGTATGTTTCAAAACATTTTAGCTGGTGTTGGATCAATATTTAGTTTTGGTGGTAGAGCTATGGGTGGGAATGTAAATCCAAATATGCCTTATATGGTTGGAGAGAGAGGTGCTGAAATGTTTGTACCAAAATCTGCTGGTACAATAGTGCCAAATAACCAATTAGGTGGTGGCATTACCATAGAGCAAAACCTAAACTTTGCTACAGGTGTAAGTCAAACTGTACGAGCAGAAGTTTTAAACTTACTACCAGCGATCAAAGAAAATACATTATCAGCAGTAAGAGAAGCCAGATTGCGTGGTGGAACTTTTGCTAAAGACTTTGGAGCATAAATGGGACAGCCTACTTATCCATTAACAATGCCTAATACACCAAACTTTGTAAGAAGTGAATGGGGTATTGCTAAAGCTGTGGCACAAAGCCAAAGCCCATTTACCTATTCAACGCAAGTGCATGAGTTTACAGGTGCGAAATGGTATAGCACAGTAACTTTACCACCCATGAATAGAAGCCAAGCAAGTGAATGGCAGTCTTTTTTTATGCAGTTACATGGTAGATTTGGAACATTCTTGATGGGTGATCCAGACGCAATAGCATTAGGAGTACAAGGCACAATATCAAATACGATCGCTGTTAGTGCTGACCATGCTGTAGGTGCATTTGATGTAACGATAGATGGTGCAGATACTTCTGAATCTCAATTATTTAAGAAAGGTGATTATGTGCAGTTTAATTCTGGAGCAACCAGCAAACTTCATATGATAATTGCAGATGTGGCAAGTGATGGAAGCGGAAACGCAACACTAACTATTGAGCCACCTCTATCTGCAACACTAGCAAACAATGCAACAGTAACATATGCAAGTCCCAAATGTGTTATGAGAATGACAAACAATGAGCTAACTTGGTCTGCTAATCATATCAGCTTATATGGGGTATCTTTCTCATGCGAAGAAGTTTTATAATATTTTTGATTGTAATGATAGCTGTTTTGATATGGGCTTCTTTGAGAGCTTATGGAGCAGACAGTACAGTTAATTATAAAAATCAACCGCCACCATCTGCTATAGCTCCAAGTGTGCAAAGCTATTCTCAACAAATCTGCTCATTCCCTGTAGTGGGTTCAGTAAGCACATCTGTTGTTGGTATTTCTTCTGGAACGACTTTTACAGATTGGAACTGTGAACGCAGACAATTAAGTAACAGCTTGAGCAAGGCTGGTCTTAAAGTAGCTTCTATATCAATACTTTGTGCTGGTTCAAAAGAAGTGTGGTCTGCTATGCTTCATTCTTCCACACCTTGCAGTATATTTGACGGAGAAAAAGCACTTATAGGCAAAGACGCAATAAAATATTACAAAGATAATGGGTACATATCAGATGATGGAAAAATACTTAAATATCCAGACTATCTTGGTGAAAATTATACTATTAATAATTTTAGTCAGCCAAACAGTCAGAGCAACGGAAACAGAAACCACAAATATCCTAAGTAACGGAACATTTGATGGCAACACGAATGGCTGGATTTTAGATGGCACAGCTACATATGACGGCAATCATTATTCTGGAAGCGATTTAAATAAAACTGTCCGATTTAGTGGTGCAAGTGGTGGCTCTGTTTCTCAATCTATTGATCTAAGCAATCTATCAGATGAATCTAAAAATGTGGTAAAAATAGAAGGATCAATAACTTCTTATGGGTGCAATAATGAAGGCTCTAGCTGGTGTACCAAAACAGGCACAGCCAACAATCTTGATCCTGTTAATGCAACCATTACATTTACAGATGGATCGCAAACAGAAGTATTATCTTACAATTATACAAGCGATTATAATGACGGAGTAATCACAACTGAATATGAAATCAATCTAGACAAAGAATTTGACACTTCTATAACATCACTAAGTTATAATGTTGCTGGTGCAGATACAGGGGATTGGTCTGGCAAATTTGGGACAATTATAGACAATTTAAGCCTTGTTTTAACCTTAACAGATGTGGTAGTAGCAGAAACCATAGAAGAAGCCGAAATAACGCAAATAAATGCGTCTGACAGCATTATTGAGCAAGTCTTAGAGCCAGAAATAGTAGAAACTGTACAAATTGGATCATTAGACGCAACATCTATAGCAAATACGATTTCTACAGGTGTGATTGATATAAACCCACCAGAGGATATGCAGATAGCAAGTCTATCTTCATCAATATCTGTTATTTCAGATATTAGATCAGATGAAATGATTTCTGAAATATCTGACATTGGAATAAATAACGAAATGCCAACACTTGTAGATACTGGAGCAGAAGTCCCTGTAGAAACAGGTATACCAGAGAGTGAATTGCCAGACATAGATGTTGATATTGAAATTGAATCAATGAGTGATCCAGAGCCAGAAACTTTGCAAGAAATTAGAGAGGAAGTTCCAGCAGAAATAGAAGAAATAAATATGGAAGAAGATTTAAAGGAGAATGAAAATGAACAGCAAGAGGAAGCACCAGCAGAGAATGATGAAATTGCTGGAGAAAATGAAGAAAGCGACTTATCAGACGACACAACAGCCGAAAAAGAATCAGATCAAAAAGAAGAATCAACCAAAAAAGAAGTAAAAACAGAAATTGTTAAAAAGCAAGAAAAAACTGTTAAAACAACAAAAACAGCAAAATCAGAGAAAAAAGAAGGCTCTGAATCGCAAAATAAGGGCGATAAAAAAAGTTCTGCTACTAAGACTACCCCAGAAATTAAGTCTGATATAGTTATTCAAGAACTTGATTTACCTACCATAATATCATTTAATAAGGAATACTTTGCGAACACTTACAAAGATACGATAGACTTAACACAAACACAAATGGAGTTTTATGATGGAGAAGGATTCAATAGCGATTACACCCAAGCTAATATTAAGTGGAGTGCTGATTTTTGCCAGTCCGATTGCTGGGGGAATATGGTACTTAGCAGACCTGTCGTCAAGATTGAGCAGTTTAGAAGATAATGTTGCAAGTATTCCAAGCTCTGATAATTCAGCGATAGTTGAGAGAATTACTGCTGTAGAAATAAATGCAACTAACAACAAAACATCTATAGATAAGATAGACGCAGATATAGATAAGATTGTTGAGCATGTTGATAAATCATTTAAGACTGTAACTGAATCAATGAACGCAAATCCACTATCACTAGGTAACTAATATGACATCATCTGAAAAAGAATGTTTGTTAAGGTTGGAAGAAAAACTTGACCAAGTACAAAAGTCAGTTGAAAAAAATGCAAAAGAAATATCTGATTTAAAAGCGACAGTCAATATGGGAAAGGGTGCAGTCAAAGCACTTGTATTTGTTGGATCAATAATAACAGTTATACTTGGTTTTTTTAAATATGGAGATTAAATAAAATGATAGGAATGATTGTTTCTGGTTTAACCAAAGCGGTTGGCGGTTATCTTGAAAATAAAAGCAAAGAATCACAAGCCAAATCTAATTTAAAAAAAGCTGAAATTGAAGCCAAGACTTCTGTTGCTAAAGCAGTTGCGGAAGGCAAGATGGAAGCAGACAAACTAACTGCACAATGGGAGAATAAGGCTGTTGAATCATTAGCTGGTAGTTGGAAAGATGAATTCATAACTATAGTTGTTTTGACACCTTGCATACTAATTTTCTTTCCAAGCCTACAGCCATTTGTGAGATTAGGTTTTGATATTTTAGGAACACTTCCAGATTGGTATATTAATCTCATTTATATAACTGTATGTGCTGGATTAGGATTGAAAGGTGTTGGTGGTATCTCTAAATTTATGAAGGGGAAAAAATAATGCTAGATAAAATTAAGCATGGGTACGAAAAGATCAAAGATGTAATAGAAGATATTTCTTATAACATACCAAGCGGATTATGGTTTGTTATAAAATGTTCTGCTATATCTGTTGTCTGGATAATTCTTATCTGCTAACTGCAAAAGCAAATAAATAAATCAAACATATTAATAATAATAATTGTGTCATTTATTCAAAGAAATCCTTGTCATATTTAATTTGTGATTTTAATTTCTTTTTGCATGTTTGAACTGCGTCATCTAAGATATGAATAATTTTTTCCATATCTTCTTCAGAATATTCAAAGCTCTTTTTATTATATAAGTTACCCAATCTATGCAAAGAAAGTAACGTAGTTTTTAATCTTAAATTAGCATATTTTTTAAATTTATCTGTCTTGCTCATATCTTTACTCATAAAACTCTCCTATAGTTGCTCCTATTTTTTTGTATATTTTTTATTGCAAGGTTCTGTCCAATAACCAACACCAGCTACTACTTTGTTTGGTCGCACTTTCTTTACCATCTCCCAATGACTTTGGGAACATTTAATTGGATTTCCATTTGGGTTTTTTAATCGTTCCCCTGTATCTAGTTTCCAATTACCCACAGTTTCTAACTCACCCTCATATAGTTTGTCAAAGTCGTAAGGATCAAGACCTCGTTCCTCTGCCCAGTCAACTATGTTTGTTACACCATGACTATCAAAGTATGAAGTCTTTTCTATCTCAACTAATTTAAACTTCAAACTGTTAAGCCAAGACTTAGATTTTTTAATATTGCTCATTGTCTACTCCATAAAATGTGGGAGCATTTCTGCTCCCTGTTAAAGTTAATCCCAATAATCTTCAAACTCGTCATAATCATCATTTTCAATTTTTGGATAATAACCTGTTTCTCCTCTTGCATGACAATCTTCTGTTCCTTCTTCTATTCCTTTATCCCAATCAGAAGTGTCCTCGCCTTGTGTTAGCCATCTCATATCTGGTGCTGATCCGAACATTTTTTATCTCCTATTTAAGTTTTTATTTATAAGTTGTCATCAACCTATATACAAACTATATAAAATAATGGTATATATGTCAATAGTATATGATAAATAAATAGGGCTTTAAGTGATTGATTTATATAAAGAATATAAATTATTTTGAATTATTTTTAATTTATTTTAAAATTATTCTTGTTTTTGTGTAGGTTTTACATTTTCAACAAGTATTTTTGCTTTGCTTATTGTAGTTAAATCTAAAAAAAGTCTTGCTATTTTATTTGTTTTTTCTTCTGAACTTTCTTTTTTCATTTCTTTATTGATCTTGTCTACTATATAATCCATTTCTTTCTGATATTTTTTAGTAACTCTGTCATATTCTAGTTGGTCATTTTCTATAGTCATAATTTATCTCCATGATTCTCCAAACACCCATGCAACAATACATTTTCTTATTCCCTTTTCAACAGGTGTTACTCTATGATTTAAAAAACTTGTGAAAGATACAAGTTTATTTGGTGTTGGGTTGTAAGTAATGATATTACCATCACTAAAAAATTCTAAATCTCCGCCCACAAAACCTTTATTCAATACCCATGAAATTGATATTTTTCTCATGGAAGCCACACCAGAGCCAATGTCAGAGTGCCAATCATATTTTCCGCCTTGATGATATTCTAAATATTGAATGTCTTGTATACCAGAAAGTTTATAATTTAACTCTTTGTTGATATCAATGAGTGCGTGGCTAATTAATTCTGCGGTGATTGATTCTTTTTGATTTAATCTCCAACAATCAACTTTTCTCATATGTGATAGGTTTTTGTCAGTTGTTGATGTTTTAACTTCCTCACCATATTGCATAACTTCTTTTAGTACAAGATCAACTGCATTATCTTCCATTTTAATTGGCACAATCCCATATTCTGAATCTTGGTTTTGATCGTAGGTAATATTATCTGTAAAAAATTGTTGATTTAAATGTTTCAGTTTACCCATTTCTTTACCTTTTAAAAAACTCCCACCATTTCTGGTGGGAGAACTTAAATGCCTTACCATTAGGAGCAAGGTCTTTTAGGAAACTACAATTACCAAGTATAAACATAACTAAAATGGAATGTCATCATTAAATTCATCTTCTAACTTTTCCATTGTGGTTTTTTGAGAATCTGATTTTGGTGGCTTTGAGTAATCCTCACCGCCAACATGGTTTTTACCATAAGGCTCTTGAGTAACAATATTATAACTGCCATCTTCATTTTTAAATAAACTGACTTGCCATTCTTCACCGCCAACATTCATATTTCCTTTCACAACTGGAGCTTTTGGATTATCGCTGTCGTTCTTCCAAAGCCTTCCATGAAATTCTTTGACAGTATACTCATTACCATTTTTTGTTTGTTTCTTAATTGCGTTTTTCATAAAATCATAGCTCATTTTACTTCTCCATTTTAAGTTTTTCGTTTGTTCTTTTGATACACTCATAATGATTTTCTATATATAAATTTTTATTTTCTTGTACATAAGTTTTTAGAAATTTTAAAGTCTTATGCACATCTACAGTTATATTCATTATTGCAAGTGCATTAACATCAACTGTATCTAAAAATTTATCCATCTTCTCTATTGTGATATTTTCATAATCCATTTTAATCTCCTAATTCATCTTTTTCTTGTTGTTCTAATTCCCATTGATTGTATTCTGCTTCTTCATTTTGCTTCGTCATTTTGTAATGATCTTCATGATGATCCGCACTTGCTTGAGGATATTCACCTTGATATATTTCGCTTTCATATTTATCCATTATACTTTCCCTCTTTTCTCTATTTTTTCAAAGTCTTGAGTTCTTTCAATAATTCTATCTATAGCTATTTCTTCAAGAACATTGTTAATGCCAATCAGAACATTGTCAGAAGTTGTGTATCTGATAAGGTCGCCCACAGACATATCATTTTCCAACTCTTTCACTTCATCTCTTAATATACTATTTGTTATTACCATTTTCTTTTTTCTCCATATTTGTTAAAAAGTAACGCATAACTTCACGCACTAATGCACTCATAGTTATGTCGTGTTTGTAGCAATATCTTCTTAAATATTCATGCTCAACTTCAGTAACTTGACCAGAAACCATGCGATTTTTAATTTGCTTTGCAACTGCTGTTTTTTTAGGTATGTTTTTTAATATCTCATGTTCGTTCATGATAAATCACCCCTCTTGCCATCATCTGCGTCTGTATCTGGTGTTCCTCTAATTAACAAGATAGATTCATACAAGTATCTTCTTGCGTAAGTCATTTGTGTTCCAATTTCTTGACTTCTTCTTCCAGAATATACAGTTATGATAGATTCAAAGTATTGTCTATTGATAACATGAGTGATCCTCATTCTGTATTTTATTTTTACATTGTTTCCTTCTTCTGTTTCTATCTCTGTGAAATTTGACAAAAGATTGTGTTTTAAAAGTATTGGCTCGGCAATATTAATCATATCTTCTAACTTAGTATAATTGTATTGCTTTCCATGCGAGTTCATAACACCATTTTGAGGTATGTCTGCTTTTTGTATTTCAAGCCTTGCATTTGCAAAGTCTTTCAAGTGCATAGTGTTAAAATTGTCAGTCTTATCATTTTTCATCATTTCATCTAAATCTGGTTTGTTTATTTTATCTAAGTTGCTCATTGTATACTCCTATTAAGTTTTTGGATTCTTTCTTTAAGTTTCTTGTTTATATATTCTTGTTCTAATTCTGTCGTTTTTTGCATTTCTGGATCATTGGTAAAAAGCATAATGCAATAATCAATAAATCCATGAACAGCTCTATCATCATTTTGGTCTTTATATTCAAACCAACTTTGCATTACAGATTCCTTTGTAAGAAATTTAAAAGAAATATAATTATACAATCTTGCACAATTTAAAATACATGGTCTGTAATGTAGATAATCTTTCCATAAAGTTTCTGTATCAGATATTGCTATAGATAATTCTTTCAGCATATCATCAATCACACCATCAAGAATTATGCCTTTTGCCACTATTGTAACTTGTTTGCTCATTGTCTGCTCCATAGTTAGTTATAGGTATCTCTTGTATCTTGCAATAGTGTTATTTTTTTTCCTGTCATTTTTTCAAGCACTTCTTCTGCAAGTTCAGCTCTACCAATAATCTTTAGATTTTCCATACTTCCATTTCCATTTTTTATTGAGTGAATTGCTTTTACACCTTCTTGCACAGCTTCATTTAAAATTGTTAATATTTGTGATTCCATTTTTAACTCCTATTTAAGTTTTTAGTAATATCTATTCTATACTAATATTATATATATGCAACTATTATCTAGATTTATTTTCAATATATGTTATCATTCAGTTACCAAAGTATTATAAACAGGAGATAGAAATGAAATTTGAAGATTTTTTAAAGGAAGAACAGCTAAGTATTGCTAGGTTTTCAAAGAAAATAGGCATAAGCGAAGCCACAGTTACAAAATGGAGATATTCTAATGTCATTCCAAGCAAAGAAGGTATGTTAAAAGTTTATGAAATTACAAAAGGCAAAGTAAGTCCAAATGATTTTTATGGGATCAATCAATGAGTTTTGAAGCACTAGCTTGGGGAGTAAGGCAAAATACTAACTCTGCTATAGGAAAGCTAGTTTTATTGATGATTTGTAATTATGCAAACGAAAAAGGAGAAGCCTATCCAAGCCAAGAACATTTGGCTAAATTGTGTCAATGTTCAAAAAGGTCAATAGTGAGATATATACAAGAGTTAGAGAAGCAAAATTTTATTACAATACGCAAAGAAAAAAATGGAGCATTTGGTTTTAACTTGTATAAATTAAATATGGGGTTAGTGCCAAATATTCACTTAGCTAGTGCCAGACTGGCACACAATACTCAAGATAAACATATTACATCAAAGTTTGAAAAGTTCTGGGATAAAGTGCCAAGAAAAATAGCGAAAAAGAAATGTCAAAAAATATATAATAATCTGGTAAAGTCAAAGGAAGTAACCGAAGATGAATTAATAAAAGGTATGGCTAATTATGCAAATAGTGTAAAAGATACCGAGCAAAGTTTTATATGTCATGCAACAACTTGGCTCAATCAAGGTCGGTGGGAAGATCAAATTGAAATTAAGACAAAGAATAAAAACTGGTTAGCTGGATAATTAATTAGGAGCAGACAATGAGCAAAAAAATTGAAGGATTATATACAGTCCAAGACATAAGATCATCTATAGTTGATTTGTATTCTGGCAATACAGCACAACCATTTGATGTTGGATTTGACGCATTAGAAAATTTGTACAAAGTTGCTAGAGGAACATTTCATGTTTGGACAGGTGTTCCGAATCATGGAAAGAGCAGTTTTTTAGCAGATATACTAATCCAAATGAGTAAAATTCATGGTTGGAAATTTTGTATCTTTAGCCCAGAACACAGTATGGCAAACAATGTTAAAAGGCTAGTAGAGAAATATATGATGAAGCCATTTGATTATGGTATGAGTGGTAGGGTTACAAAAGATGAATTAGGGCAATCATTGAAGTTTATAAGTCAGCATTTTTATTTTATTGATATGGAAAACGAAAGCCCAGATATAAAATGGATATTAAATGTGGCTAGACAAGCAAAAGATTTATATAACATAGATGGTTTAGTCATTGATCCTTATAATGAAATAAATAGTCTAAGAAAAAACAATCTTAGAGAAGATGAGCATATCAGTAATGTCATATCAGACATAAAAAGATTCAACAGAGAAACGAACTGCGTTACTTGGCTGGTTGCACACCCAACAAAATTACCAAGAGAATCAGATGGAACTTACAGGGTTGATGGATATTCTATAAGTGGATCAGCACATTTCTCAAACAAGGCTGACTTAATTGTGGTTATTCAAAGAATTTTTGAGCCAGAGAAAACTCTTTTTCAAGTTAGGAAAGTAAGAGAAGCTGATCTCTATGGCTGTATTGGTGAAGCAGAGTTTAAATGGAATGGTAAAACAAGATCATTTCATCAAATAAATGATAACATATGGGATAAGTCCTTAGACTAGGAGCAAAACATGAAAACATTAAGAATATTGTCGTTAGGTGCTGGAGTTCAAAGTACAGCATTGGCTTTAATGATTGAAAAACGACAATTACCAATGGTTAATTGTGCTATTTTTGCTGACACAGGTGGAGAGCCAGATGAAGTCTATAGACATCTGGAATGGTTAAAAAAAGAACTATCTTATCCTGTCCATGTTGTAAAATGGGGAAATCTAAAAAAAGATATTATGAAAGCTACTAAGGAAAAGAATCATTACTTTCCAGCCATACCTTTCTTTTCATTGAATGAAAAAACAGGAAACAGAGGTATGTTAAGACGACAATGCACTTATCAATACAAAATTTTTCCTGTTGAGCAAAAGGTAAGAGAGATCATGGGCTATAAGAAAGGAGAAAGAGTAGACTTAAAGAAATGGAAAGTAGAGCTATTGATCGGAATTTCTACAGATGAAATGCAGAGAGTAAAGGAGAATAAACTCAAATATGTCATTAACACCTATCCTTTAATAGAGCAGAATATGAGCAGAGGTCAATGTATAGAGTGGTATAATAAAAATAACTATCCAACACCGCCAAGAAGTTCCTGTATTTTTTGCCCTTATAATTCAAATAAGAGATGGAAACAGCTTAAACAAGACAAAGTATTGTGGAAAGAACTTGTTGATATGGATAATCATGTAAGAGGGATCAACCTTATGAATACGAGGTCAGATAATACCGATCCAGTTTTTCTACATGCAGACAGAATACCTTTAGATCAGATAGATTTTGATAGTGAAGATAGTCAGTTAAGTTTTAGTTTTGATGATGAATGTGAAGGTATGTGTGGAGTTTAACAATGGAGCAAATATGATCAATAAGACAGTTACAAAATTATGGCAAGGTAAATACACAAGTGTAAGAGATTATGAAATAGCTAAAGCAATAAGAAAGGGTGGCTTAATCATTTATTATAAAGATAAACATATGACAATAGACGTAGATGAACTTAAAAAACTAAAAGCGACAGGCAAGGTAATACAATCAAAATATAAGGGTAGCTATAGGCTTGTTGACATCTTATTTAAACCAGAAACAGACGATAAAAACCAATACAGCTTACTTTAATTGACACAAGTTTATTTTTACCTTATAAAAGGTATATATGCCAAAAATAGTAAATAAAACACTAGAAAATGCAAGAATGGTAACGCAGTTATCTGGTCTTGGTCTGCCACATGAGCAGATATGTTCAATTTTAAATATATCAAAACCATCTTTATACAAGTATTATCAAGAAGAATTGTTAAATGGTAAAGCAACTGCTAATGCTCAAGTTGCAGAGAATTTATTTAAGATCGCAACAGGGACAGGTAGAGAAGCCGTTACTGCGTGTTTATTCTGGTTAAAATGTCAAGCAAAATGGACAGAGAAACAAGTATTGGAGATACAGAATGGCACAGAGCAAGATGACAAGTTCAAAGAACTTATCGCAGACATTCAAAGAGCTAAACTGTCAGAAAAAGATAGCGACAATACTCTTAACTGATTGGTATACCAAAGCAAGAAAAAATCAAGTCATTGTTGACGAAGATGTTTACAATATTCAATTATTCCTAGCTGGTAGGGGTTGGGGAAAGACTAAATGCGGAGCTATGGATATAATCCAATACTGCTTACTAAATCCTAATGTAATTTGTGGTGTGATCGCACCTACTCATGGAGATTTGCGAAAAATATGCTTTCAAGGGGAATCTGGAATATTGTCTGTCTTGGACAAAGACCTATTATCTGAATCTGGATATAATAAATCAGAAAGCGAAATAACTTTCTACAATGGTAGTAAAATTATAGGCTTTCCAGCTATAGAACCAGACCGATTGCGAGGTGTGCAGTTTCATAGAGTTTGGTGTGATGAATTAGCTTCTTGGCGATATAGAGAAACATTTGACAACTTGATGATGGCACTACGACTAGGAGAAAGCCCAAAGTGTATTATTACCACAACTCCCAGACCAACAGAATTAATCAAAGAACTAGCTGTTAGATCAGACACAAAAGTAATCAAGGGAAATACTTTTGAGAACATAGATAACCTTGCTCCATCTGCAATCAAAATGCTTAAAGAAAGATACGAAGGAACAAGACTAGGGCGACAGGAGCTTTATGCGGAGATATTAGAAGATGTAGAGGGTGCATTATTTCATGCTACTAATATTGAGCAAACCAGAATTGAAGTAACGCCAGACATGCAAAGAATTGTTATTGCGGTCGATCCAGCAGTTACCTCAAACAAAAGTACATCTGATGAAACAGGGCTGATCGTTGCTGGTAGAGGTATTGATAATCATTTCTACATATTAGAAGATAAATCTGGTGTATTTAGTCCAGATGTTTGGATAAAACGAGCAATAGAGTTGTATTATAAGTTTGACGCAGATAGAATAGTTTGTGAAGTCAACAATGGTGGGGATTTAATTGAAAAACTTTTACGAGTGCAAGATGTGAATGTACCTTATTCTTCAGTCAGAGCTAGTCGTGGCAAGATTCTGCGTTGTGAGCCAGTATCAGCACTCTACGAACAAGGTAAAATCCACCATGTTGGTTATTTTAAGGAGTTAGAAGATCAGATGTGCAGTTACACCCCAGATACAGCAAAAAGCCCAGATAGACTAGACGCACTTGTATGGGCTGTAACATCATTAATGAACTCTGGAAAAGCAATTTTTAGAATCAGTTGAGGATTATATAATGGGATTATTTGATAGATTCAAAAAACAAACAGAGCAGATACAGACCAAAGAAGCTCCAAAAGTGCTTTTTAATAAGGTACATGCATATCAAGGCAAGAACAATAGAAAATTTGTTGATTACGCAAAAGAGGGTTATCAAGAGAACGCAATAGTATATAAATCTGTGTCTATGATTGCCAACAACGCAAGTGCAGTCAAGATCAAAGTATTTTCTGGAGAGAACGAGCTAGACAGCCACCCATTAATATCTTTGCTGGAAAGACCAAACCCTTTACAATCTGGTGTAGAGTTTTTTCATTCATTAATAAGTTTTCTGTTGATATCTGGTAACTCTTATATTATTAAAGATAAAGAAACATCTGTTCCCACAGAATTATATTTGCTAAGACCAGACAGGATTTTTATTAAGACAGGAACTTCAATGATCCCAGAAGCCTATCAATATAAGATAGATAACAAGGTTGTAAACTCATATGAAGTAAATCCTTTAACAGGTTATTCACAGCTTAAACACATAAAGTTATGGAATCCATTAGATGATTTCTACGGATTATCTCCAATAGTTGCTTCTGCTTATAACATTGATCAACACAACTTGGCTGGACTGCATAATGTAGGATTGTTAAAGAATGGCTGTACTCCTTCTGCTATGTTGAAGTTTCAACCCACAGATGAAACAGGAGCTTCTGCAACATTATCAGACGATCAACGAGCTATGTTGCTACAGGACTTGGAAACAAGATTTTCTTCTAGCACAAATGCTGGTAGACCAATGCTGTTAGAAGGAGATTTTGATTACGTTCAGATGGGCTTAAATCCAAAAGACATGGACTTTTTAGAACTAATGAATATGTCAGCCAGAGAGATTGCGTTGTGTTTTGGTGTACCAGCTCAATTAGTAGGTATTGCAGATCAGACATATGCTAATGTGGCAGAAGCTAGATTATCATTGTATGAAGAAACCATTATACCTTTATTACAACGACTAGAATCAGACCTAAACGAATACTTATCACCGCTTTATGACGGCAATATCAGTATTAGATATGACATTGATTCTATCCCAGCTATGGCAGAAAAAAGAAAACAAATCTTTTCCAATGTCAGTCAAGGTGTACAGCAAGGCATATTGACCAGAAACGAAGCCAGAGAAAGACTAGGGCTTGAGCCTATAGATGGTGGCGATAGCTTATTAGTTCCTTCAAACTTATTTCCATTGGGCGAGGTAGACGATACTCCACCTGTTCAGCCAGATGAAGATGAAGATGAATCTAAGTTTTATGAGGATCAATGGGAAGAAATTTATGGTGATGATTTAGAAGAAAAATATATGAAGCCAAAAAAGAAGAAAAAAAAGAAAAGAACTAAGGAGATGTTGGAAGAAGATGTGTTTACCACAGAGCAAGAAGCACTAGAGAGGGCAAAAGTAATTGGGTGTGAGGGAAGTCATACACACCAAACAGAAGATGGCAAAACTGTTTTTATGCCATGTAGAAGCCACGAAGCCTATCACGATACAATAGGAGTAGATGAAAAGGCTTTATCTGATCTTGATTTAACAGCCACCGAAGGCATGAAAGAAGAAGCTAGGAGAGGGCTGGACTGGCGAAAAAAGTTTAATAGGGGTGGCACTCAAGTGGGTGTTGCTCGGGCAAATCAAATAGTAAGTGGGGAGAGAATGTCGCCAGACACAGTTCTTAGAATGTTCTCGTTCTTTTCTAGACACGAAGTAGACAAGCAAGGTCAAGGATTCAAGCCAAGCCAAAAAGGTTATCCTAGTGCTGGAAGGATCGCTTGGTCATTGTGGGGTGGTGATTCTGGATTTAGTTGGTCAAGGCAGAAAAGAAATCAGATAATGGCAGAACGAGAAAAATCATATGATGATATGGAAACCAAAGTAGCTGGTTTATCTGCAACTGTTGAGAAAGGATTAAGAAAAAAGGTTAAGGATCACAATGATAAATATGGCGACCAAAAAGGTAAAAGAGTAAATGTTAGAATGTTGGGAGCTGTATTTAAAAGAGGGGTTGGAGCTTACAGGACTAACCCAGCAAGTGTAAGACCAAGTGTAAGGTCAGAAGACCAATGGGCTTATGCTAGAGTAAATGCTTTTCTTGTTGCAGTCAGAACAGGTAAATTTAGAAGTGGCAAATTTGATTTAGATTTGTTACCGAGAGATCACCCATTATCATCAAAGGACTAAGCCATGTTTAAATTTGGAAGTGGATCACTAGAAAAACTAAATACAGTACACCCAGATTTGAAGTTAGTAATGACCGAAGCTATCAAACTAACACCTATTGATTTTGGCATCACAGAAGGAATGAGAAGCCTTGAGAGGGCAGAACAGCTAAAAGCAGAGGGATTGAGTAAGGTTGGAGCTAAATCTTTGCATTGTCAAGGCAGAGCTGTTGATATTGTGTGCTACGATAATGGCAAAGTTACTTGGGAGCTAGAATATTATGAAGCTGTTGCTGGTGTGATAGGAGAGGTTTGCGAAATCTTAAATATTAAAATAAGATGGGGTGGAAGCTGGGTAACAGGAGATTTCAAACTGAATAGGGATATGAGCTTTATAGACGCAGTTCACTTTGAAATAATTGACTAAATGGCAAAAATTAGGATCAATAGACGCAAGGACTATAAGCAACAACTCAAACTATATCTCAACTTATCAAAAAGCCTAAACGCAAAACTAAAAAAACTGTTTAGAAAAACTGCCAGATCAGCCGAGCAAGAATATCTTAAATATGAAGATATGTACTATTTCTTTTTAGAAGATTTTTCTAATGATATTTACAAGATACTGTCAAGTCATTACAGGTCAGTCATTACTGCCACAAATCAAAGAATAAGAAAGCAAAGAGAGGAGAAAGCAGAAGGCAATATTGATAAAATTGTAGACAAATATATAGATGAAAATACAGCTTCTAAGGTAAGTCAAATCTCTGAAACTACAAGACAAAACATTAAAAGATCAATAAAAAAAGGTATAGCGGAAGGAGAATCTATACCTGTAATTGCTAAAGAAATAAGGCAGAACAATGGATTTAAGCCGTACAGAGCAACTATGATCGCTAGAACTGAAACTCATATGGCTATGAGTTATGGTAATAATGAGATTTCCAAAACACTTGGGTTTCGTGATGGAGTGAAAGAATGGAATAGTGCTTTTGATGATAGAACGAGAGGTTGGCATAAGGCTATGAATGGAACTGTAGTAAAGCAAGATGAAAAGTTCAAGGTGTTTACACCTATTGCTGGTGGTGGCACAACAGAAAAAATAATGGATTATACTGGAGATTCAAAAGGTGGTGCTTTAAATATAATTAATTGTAGATGTTTCACCTTATACTATGATTCAGAAGATGAAGTTATTGGAGATATACCGAAGCCAGATAGTCCAATAGTGCCAGAAGCGGTTGCAACTGTAGCTGTTAGCACAACAGTTCCTCAAACTTTTGTTGGATTTGGTGGAACGACAAAGACAGAACTTGAGTTTCATAAAGAAGCATGGAACGATAGCCCAGAAAAATATAAGCAGATACCAGCAAAATTTCCGCCAGTCAATGTAACTGTAACTAATAGCGGTTGTTATTATGACAATGTTAATTTAATAAACATGAAAAAAACAAGAACAGGTTATTCAAAACATGCAGTATGGGTACATGAATACGGACATTTTGTAGATAGAAAAACAGTTAGAAAAAGTCTTAGAGATGACAATAAGATAGGTAAAAAAATAAATACTATTCTGAAAGCAGATGAAAGAAACACCATAGACTATGGATCACTTATATACGCAGAAGAAATAGTAAAAGATGTGAAAAGAGTTTCGCAAAACATTAAAGATGGTACTTACAAATATGCACACGAATTGCCACCTAAGAATGGACTTGGTGCTTTAAGAAACTTTGAAGAAGAGTACAAGCTCAAATATGGTTATGATGAAGCTACAAATACATTCACTAAATTACAAACAAAAAAAGATGTGGAGATTTTTTTAGATGACATATTCCAAGATGGGGTTTTCTTTAAAAAAGATGAAATTAAACAACTTTTAAACTTTGATAAAATATCTGACAGAGCAGATAGAGCAATAAGAATGACCTCATTTCTTAATGCAGTAAATTATAGATTTGCAAATCAAATTGGTCTTATTGACACACACGCAGTCCATCATGGCGGTAATGGTATATTTTATTCATTAAAAACATTTGTGATAACCAGAGATAAAGCAAAAAAAGAAGTTACTGTAAACGCAAGAACAGACATAGATCATCTTGCAGATTATATGGGTGCTATAACTACAAATGCTTTTGGTTACGGACACAGTAATAGCTACTATAGAAGGGAAGGAGCTAGAGTTAGGGTTGGCAATCGTGTTGTAACAAGCGATAATTCAACAGAAGCATTTGCTGAATATCTGTCCCTATCGGCTTCTCCACAATCTGAATTATTTAGAAAAAAGATGGAAGAATTAGCACCAAACACTAAAAAAAGTTTTGATGAATACATAGACGACATTTTAGAGTTTGAAGATTTTGAAAATAGAGTAATTTAATTTACTGCTTTGCAGTTTTTGGAATACCAAATACTTTGTTGCTTATATCCTCTGGATCAACTCTGCTATCTTTCTCAACTGATCTATTTAATAGTTTCACATATGAATTTTCTACACTTTGGATATCAAAAGCATTTGGATCATCAAATATTTCATATGTAAGTAAGTCTTTGTAGTACTGATAACCAAAATGCTCTACATAAGATTTTTGTGCTTCTCTCACATTTTTATTTTTTTGCAAATTTATATCATTAATCACATCATCTAAATATGACATAGCTTTTCCCTTATAGTAAATATTAACTAATAATTATAATATTTCTAAAAAAAATTGTATATTTTAATAAAACATATATAAATCAATACTTTAGAAGTGAATTTATTTACTATATAATGTTGACATATATACCATAATATTATAGAGTATATATATAAGTTAATAACGACTTATATAAAAACTTAAACAGGAGCAAGAAAATGGATAGAAAAGTAGAGTTATATCATACAGCATTTGAAGATAAACCAATTCAT